GTGGATCCGGTGATCGAGAAGGCGCGGCTCAACTTCGCTGCCTTCTGCGATGCCTTTGGCAAGCCACCAGCGCGGCATCACCTGCTGTGGCACCACGAGTTCATCACTGACACCGACAGCACGCAGTTGCTGCGTTGCGCTGGCCCCAACACCGCTGTGCTCGCTCCGCGCGGCTCGGCCAAGTCCACCTGCTTGGGCTTGCTGGTCGCCTGGCTGATCGGCATCCACGCCCAGGCCGGCAAGATGCTGCGGATGCTGTATCTGGCCTACAGCCTGGACATCGCCCGCTCCAGAAGCCACACGATCAAGACGCTGATCGGCTCAGCCAAATACCAGGAGATCTTTCCGATGGTGCGCCTCTCCAAGGCGCGGCAAAGCGATGAGCTCTGGTCGATCGACTACGAATTTGCCGACATTGATCCCGGCGGTGACGATCCCTACACGCTGGTCGCGCAGGGTCTCAGCGGCTCGATTACCTCCCGCCGTTCGCAGCTGATCGTGCTGGATGACGTGATCAAAAGCTCAGAGTCGATTCAAAACCCGGAGATCCGCCGCAAGCTCATCACCAACTGGAACGAGGTGGTCAAACCCACCTTGCTGGAGGGCGGGCGCTGCATCGCTCTCGGCACGCGCTTCTCCACGGTGGACATCTTTGAAACCACCTTCAACGACAAGAACGGCTGGCGCATCGTCACGCAGCAGGCAATCGAGACCTGCGATGACGGCCTGGAGCGCAGCTACTGGCCCGAGTTCTACACCCTCGCGCACCTGAAGAAGCTGCGATCAGAAGACCCGATCAGCTTCTCCTTTCAGTTTCAGAACCTGCCGGTCAGCCAATCGGAGATCGACTTCCCCGCTGATTGGCTCAAGCACTGCGATCTGGGCAATGAATACGACGCGCTGTGCGTCGGCATTGACTTGAGCAGTGGCCTCAAAGAACGCAATGACTGGACGGTCATGACGCTTGGCGGCATCAATGGCGATCGGATTGAAGTGATCGACTTCCGCCGCGTGCGCTCGATGGGCAACCTGGAGAAGATCGATGCCCTCTGTGAGCTGCTGGCGGACTGGGGTTTGCTGGTGGAAGGCGAAGCCGATCAAAGCGGCCAGTGGTTCCCAACCGACGTGCCGGTGACGGTGAACATCGAAGCGATCAGCTACCAGCAGTCGATGCAGGCTGATGCCAAAGAGATCATGCACGACAAGCGCAGCCTGCACAATGTCGTGCTCAAAGCGGTGACGGGCTATCGCGGCGACAAGCTCAGCCGCTTCCGCGGCACCCTCGGTCTGTTCCAAACCGGCCGTGTCGGCTGGAACCGCTACATCAACTGGGAGCCCTACTGGCAGGAGATGATCAACTTCGGCGCCACCGATCACGATGACTGCCCCGACTCCTTCGTGCTGATGGTGCGCGGTCTGGTGGGAACCGGGCGGCTGCAACCTGCCTGGGGCGAGTGGCGCACCTGAGATCGGCCATACCCTCGCGCCTAGGCCAGGGCAGCCCCTTTGCAGGACGAGCAGCGCTTTCAACAGATCCTGGAAGCCGCGCGCTCCCGCAGCTCCGGTGGCGGCGTGGACACGATGGTGGTGTCTGCGCACCTCGCGCAGATGCGGCTGTTCATGGTCAAGGGCGGCGTCGAGTTCTTCGCCAACCAGGACAGCTATTCGCAGCGCCGTGAATTCATCCGCCGCGTGGTGGATTACAACGAACTGCCCGGCCGTCTAGAGGCGATCATTGACAGCTTCTTGATTGATGGCCGCGGCCTGATTTATTTCAGACCCAGCAAAGAGCTGTATCGCATTCACTTCTTCACCTGCGATCAGTTCCGCACCTTCTACGACGAAGAAGGCGGCTTAGAAGAGGTTCAGATTATTTACTCCTTCCGCGTCAGGCCGCCGCGCGGCTTTGGCACTGCTCTTGGCACGCAGCAGCTTTCCAGCCGCTACAGCGTCAATGGCAGCGACGCGGAGCTGCGTTGGATTCGCCTGCGCGTCTTTGCAGATCGCATCGAGCAGACGATCACACCAGAGAAGCCAGAGTTTGGTCAGGACGCGGTGCTGGGCGCTGCGCCGCAGGTGCTGGTCAACAGCCTGGGCTTCATTCCGGCGGTGGAAGTGTTCAACAACCGCGGCCTGGCCGCTGGCAGTGGTCACGGTGAATTCGATTGGCTCAGCACCTATGTGATTGAGCACGACCGGATGGTCAAGAACATCAAGAACAACCTGGCGTTCTTTGGCAATCCAACGCTGGTCTCCAGCCGTCCGAAGCACGATCTGCTGGAGCCGGACAGCGAGAACACGGGCAAGGCGACGATCAGCAGCAACTCCGGCTTTGTCGGTCTGAACCGCGCCTCCACCCGCGTCAGTGAACCGGTGAGTCAGGGCTTTGGCAGCGGCCTGCGCGTGCCGCGGGTAATCGCCAATGTGGAAGCCGCTGATCGCGTTGGCTACATCGTGCCCGATGCGGTCAGCGGTGATCTCACCGGCTACGCCCAGCAATACCAAGAGATGATCCGTGCGGCGCTGGGCGGTGTCGATGATCTCTCGATCAGCAGCGGCGCGACGGCGTTTGAAGTGCGCACGCTTTACGGCCGTGTGGCGGCAACGGCTCTGAAGAAATGCCGTGACTTGTTTGAGTATGGCTTCTGCAAGATCTTCTCAATGATGCTCTTCAACGAAGAGGTCTTGTTCCGTGAGTCGCTGGCGCATGCACTGGGCTTGGAGAAGCCTGCGCCGGTGCTGGAGGAAGCGATTGAACCTGAGCTGCTGGAGAAAGCGCAGGAGGATTACTTCAAGGCCATGGAGAAATGGCAGGTCGCTGTGGCCGAAGCGCTGCAGCAGATCAAGGAAACCGGTGAAATTCCACAAGGCGTGGTCGGCCTGCTGCCGGATGGTGACACGCGCGTCTCCTTCCGGCACATGGGCGAAATCTTCCCTGACAGCCCGCAGGAGGTGCTGAACAACTCGATGGTTTGCCGCAACCTTCAGGAGCTCGGTGTCTCGTCCATCGAGGCACTGCAGTATCTGTTCCCGCAGAAAACTCCTGAAGAGCGGGCTGCCATGCTGAGCGGTTATCCGTTCAGAATGGTGGAAGCCACCCAGCGCAGCGTGGGTGTCTTCATGGACATTTTGCGTGGGATGTTCCAAGTCCCACATCCGCAAGAACCTGATCTGCCCTTAGCGGCAGATCCCAATGTCGATCTCGTCCCTTACATCTATCGGACGCTCGACTTCTTGCGCCGAGAACTTTCCTACTCCGGTACTTACAGCGATGCAGACCCAAGCACAACCCCAACCCCCCTCAGCGATGCCGATCGCTTCCGCGCCGCAATCGGCAGCGCCACAAACATGGAGCGAGAGCGGAGCGAGCGTCGCGCCTCAGATGAACGGCTGGGCGCCCCAACAGCCGGTGATGCCGCAGCAACAGCAGGTGCAACCGGTCAACTGGGATGGGACTCAGGCTGGCAACCAATGGCAGGCGGCGTTTCAACAGCTCGTCGGCTCACCGACAATGCCGTCCCAATCCCAGGTCTGGGCGGCACCCTCTCCTGGGATCCCCAACGGCCAGACCTTGGCTCAAGCGGCCAACTGGCAGCAGGCGCAGCAGGCCTCGGCGCCCCTGATCTCGCAGCCCCAACAAACTTCGGCTTATTCCCCGGAGACGATTCAGACGATCGCGCAGCAGGCAGCGGTTCAGCAGATTCAGGCCGCACAGATCGCCGCGCAGCAGAACGCTCTGGCTCAAGCGCAGGCACAGCAGCAAAGCGCAAGTGACGCTTACCTGGACAACATCTCCAACGAATCGCTGGAGATCCTGTCCCACTTCGGTGCTGAAGCTCCCGTCAAGCTGAACACCTACGCCTGCAAGGTGGAAGATGCGCTGCTGGAATCCCTGCAGCACCAGAAGGTTCAGGGTCATGTAATCGCCGAGCAGCAGGACTACATCGAAAAGGTGCAGTCGGTGCTGAACGCCGCTCAGGTCGAGCGCGAAGGCATGCTCGCGATCCTTTCCAGCCCCGATGAGCTGAGCACCTATGTGCAGGAGTTCTTCGGTCCCAACGGTCCTTACCCCGTGCAAACCCCCGCTGAGCAGGCCCAGGCCGCGCTGCAGCAGGGCATGGTGCAAGACGGCGCACCGCTGATGCCCCGCGCCGAGAACCCCCGCCTGGCTTATGAGCGTCCCCAGATGCCCATGCCTCAGCCCGGTGCTGGCGCCAATAGCGGCCGTCTGGCCGGCAATGGCAGCACCTGGAATCAGTTCTCGCAGCTGATGGATGTCGCGCCTGATAAGGCCTGGCAAGCCCTGAGCAGCCTGAATCCTGAGGACGTGCGCGCCAAGGTTCTGTTCATGGAGGGTTGAGCCATGAAACGGCTCAATCTCAAGGGCGGTCCTGCTTCAGCCGCTGATATGCGGGAAGCGGCCAACACGTCCGCCTACGACGCGCCCCCTTCGGGGGGCACCCCCAGTGGTCGTTCAGGCGGTGGCGCTCGCCGCTACAAGGACGATGTGCCGGCCACAGTGCATGACTTCCTCAAGGGGAAGATCTACGCCGCTGCAGACCGCAAAATCCGCAACCCGCAGCTGCACGAAGAGCGCAACATGCTGGGGGCTGTCTCCAACATGGTCGATGGTGGCGGCCTGGCGGCGATTGAAGGGGCCAAGGGCCCTTACTACGCCATGCTCGGCAAGAACGGCGATTACGCCCAGGCCCTGGCCGATGCTGCCAAGCACAGCGGTGTGGCAGCCGAGGACATCGTGGCTCAGTTCGGCGGCGACGCTGCACTGGAGCAGGCGATGCGTGCCACGCAGACAGCGGCTTACTCCCACACTGCGGGCATCAACCGCGCCGTCAACCGTGCCTCGGCACTGCTGGGGGAGGGTCTAATCAGCGGTGATGACGCCGTGCGTTTGGCTGCCGCCGATGCTCTAGGTGTCGAACAGGAGCAGCTGGCCAAAGCCTGGGGGCTTAACCCCGGCAATGAACCCGGCGGCGCAGATCAGGACTTCGGCTTGTTTGAAGGCCTGCCTCGCATGGACAACCTGGCGCCCTGGCAAACCAGTGCGGCCTACGGC